AGCGTGGTTCTTGTGGAAAGCTTGGCGCAGTGGCGAACCTCTCAAGCACGCCGTCATCTCCTACACCCGTGAAAGTGCAAACCATCTCCACAGCATCGACAAGGCCTTCTTCGTCTCTCTTCCTCAGGCGCTGCAAAGACGCTTAGCGAATGACAGCAAGGGCAGCCTCAAGTGGGCCGACACAGGTTCAGAACTGAAGTGCTTCTCAGCCGGTGGCAAGGGCGGTGCCACCCGTTCCTATTCCTTCACCTCCGCCCACATCTCAGAATTTGCCTTCTTTGACGACCAAAATGAGCTGCTCTCAAATGTCATCTCTTCAGTCGGTGGTGGTCAGATTGTGATTGAGACAACAGTCAAAGAGGCTGATGACTTCTATCACAATCTTGTCAGAGGCGCTCCTCAGAACGGTTGGACACTTGCCTTCTTTCCCTGGATGGACGAGAAGAAGTATGCATCGCATCCGCGCTTTGGACAGGGCGACATCCCTAAGGTGACCGACGATGAGAAGAGCGTCAAGCGTGAGCTGGCTCTGAATCTGTCACAGCTCTACTGGCGTCGTCAGCAGATCAACAGCCTCGGCCTGACCAAGTTCTGCCGAGAATTCCCCTCCACAATTGAAGAAGCATTCTACACCCGCGGTGAGAGCTGGCTCTCCCTGGATGCTCTTCAGGGGCTTGTGCCGCTGGATATGGGGCGTGGCCCTGACTTTGAATATGAGGAGCCCATTGAGGGTCAGCGCTACGCTATGGGCGTTGATGTCGCTGGGGGCACGGGTGGTGACTTCTCTGTCATCACTGTGGTCAGTGTCACCACCGGACAACCCGTCTATCACTGGGCAGACAACATGACACCGCCCTTTAAGTTTGCTGAGATCGTCTTTGAGGAATGGTCGAGGTGGAATGATGCTCACATCCTTGTTGAGAGCAACGGTGTGGGATCCGTCGTCATCTCAGCCCTTGAGCAGTGGGGCGTTCCGCTGTGGAAAGATGACCGCGGTCGTGACTGGCGCACAGACAAAACTTCCAAGATCCGAATTCTTGAGCGCCTGAGAGAGGCACTTGAGGGCGGAAGTTTTAGAGAGCTCCATTCCTCGCTCGTCGATGAGATCATAAATATGGTGCCGAATAGGTGGGGGAGCGCTTCTGCACGCAAGGGCAAGCATGACGACTTTGTCATCTCAATGTCTCTCGCTCTTGAGGCACGAGATGCTGTTCCTGACTTCTCAGATCATGTCACGCGGCGCAACCTGATTGATCAGTGGAAGCGAGAGGCACGAGCACACAAGATTCTGTCACAAAAAATACCATTTAAGATTGCAACTTGGGGCGGTGCTGTGAATAAAAGAGCAAAAATGTTAGCAAAGAAATAAGACATCAAAGATGTCGTAAGGTGAAACCTAAAGTTCGACGCGAACACCATACATAATAGGATCAGGAGAGATTATGCCAAAGATTTCTGTCACTAAAGAAAACATTAAGACAATTGTCTCAGCCCATGACACACACTGGGAAGAGCAAAAGCCCACACTTTACAAATACAAGAGAGCCTACGAAACCCGCTTCTGGAGCAATGAGCTCTATGACCGCTCTCAGATTGTGATTGAGACAGCTGATGCCTTCGGCTACATTGAGAGCTTTGTCAATTCACTATTCACCCGCAATCCTGGGATCATTGCCAAGAAGGGCCTCCGCGGTGGTGGAGATCCAAAGAAAGCCGCTGCACTTGCGAACAGCTTTCTGCTCTCGCAGCGTGAGGTGATTGAGGATGCTGCTCGTCTGGCACTAATCTATCCAAACAGCTTTCTTAAACTGTCACCACGAGAGAGCAATGATCCTCTCAGACGCATCACCGCGGTGGCTGTTCCTCCCTGGGAGATCATCCTTGACCGTCAAGCACGCCGTTGGGATGAGCAGAAATACATCGGTCACACTTACTTCTGCTCACTGGCAGATGCTCGTGAGAAGTTTGGTGCAAAGAAGTTTGACACCCTTGACCTTGAAGAATACTTCGATGAGAAAGAGGGCGACTATGACAAAGATCGTCCTGAAGGTGATGACCTCTTCAAATACATTCGCCTCTTTGAGATCTATGACCTCCTAAACAACAAGCTCTACTTCTGGTCACCTCAGTATAAACAGGGCGATGAATGGTTAGAGGAAGGCCCTGTGCCCTTCTTCTCAGCTAACGGTGAGCCCATCATCAACTTTGTGCCTATGTATTTCAACCGCATTCCTGATAAGCCGCTTGATGGCTACAGTGCAATGTCAAGAATCTATGACCAAATCTTTGAGACAAACTGCATTCGATCCTTTCAGGCGAATGCCGTGCGTAAGGCAAGTCGTCAATACCTGGTAAAGAAAGGAGCCCTCGATGAAGAGCAGATGGCGCAGATTACAAGTGGAATTGATGGTATCTTTATTGAAGTGGATGATGATACTTTGGGTGGTATCATTGCTCCTGTCCCCCAGAATCCGATGCCTTCTGAGATGCAATCCTATTATCAGATGGTTCAGGCCGACAAAGACAAGGGCAGCATGTTCGCGCCATTCACCCGTGGTGAGAGCACAAGAGCCTCGGCCACCGAGATCGTAGCCCTCGCTGCTTACACTTCTTCAGAAGTCGGTCGTATGGCTCGTGAGCGTGACAAGTCAATTGAATACATTGCTAGAACTTATCTGGGCATGATTGGCCTCTACCTTGAGGACAACAAACCTGAAGCTGTGCTCATTGATGGTGAGGTGATGTTTGTCACCGCCAAAGATCTGCAAGATGAATTTGTGATCTTTGCTCTCGATCAGGCATCAACACCAATCTCTGAATCTGTGCGTAAGAGAGAATTCTTGCAAGCAGTTCCGCTCCTTCAGTCGTTAGGTGTGCCAAACAAGGAGATACTATCTGAAGTGATCAGAACGCTGGGCCTTCCTGACACACTTCTTCAGACAGTGGCAGAAGGCGGTAATCCAGGCACAATTGGCGCAGCTGAAGGTCAAGGAATACAAGTCGCACCCGATGCGTTAGAATCTGCTCAACCTTCTCAGCTTGCCCGAACTGCAGGCGGTGGATTGAGCGCAGCACTTGGAGGCTTCTAATGCCGATTTACGGTTTTACCTGCGTTAATTGTGGATTAAATGTCGATAAGCTTATGTCTTATGACAAGATGAAGGTGACCGAAGTTGTTTGCACAAAGTGCAATGTTGAGATGCGCCGTCAGATCACTGCTCCTGCTAAGACAGCAAGTGGCTGGGGCGATCAGGGCAACATTAGCGGTATTTGGAACAGGGGATTAGGTTGCTTTGTGAAGAACGATAAGCACGCCGACGAGATTGCGAAGTCAAGGGGCTTGGTCAGATTCCAGGATGCATTTAATGGACAGTCGTTTGAGCGTGTCATTGGCGAGAACATAGATAGTCAATGCAACATCCATCTTCAGCATGACGCTGATGTTGTGAAACTTAAGGATAAAATGTCTGACGGTTTCAATATGGGAGAAGCATTTGCAGAGGTTTTCTCTGTTGATAGAATGAAATCAGATGGCATCTTAAAAGAAGATGTCAATGGCTAAACAACTTAAAGGAGATACTTATGGAAATGGAAATGGAAATGGAAGATATGGGCGGTGAAGAGGGCCTGAAGGCTGCCAAACAGTTAGACATGGAAGAGGATGACGCTCTCAGCGCAGCTTCTCCCGCTGTCACTGTCAAGGCCAGAACTGTCTCTGCACTTGTTCAAGCTCTAAACCGCATAATGCCACTTTTTGGCGCACCAAAAATTGAAGTTGAGGTGACAGATCTAAAAGACGAGCCAATGCCTCTTGAATTGATGAAAGCTCTTCAGATGCTTAATGCTGCTTATTCAGATTATGCTGATGAAGATCTTGTCTCCATCACTTCAATGGCAGATGACAAAGGCGCGCTGATTGAAGTGAGCAAGATTATGAAAGTTTTGGGGGACAAAGGCTTTGCCAAATACCTCAAGAAAGAAGTGACCTCTCCAATGGTGGAGAAGAAACCTGAAGCCCCTCCTCCTGAAGAAGAAGATGATGAGGAGATGATGATGTCTCGTATGGGAATATCATAACTAAAAGGAGAAAAGGAATATTATGGAAAATAACACTGATACTGCTCCACAGAGCAACACATCAGCTGAAACCGCAGGTGGAGAGGTTGCAGTTGATGCGGGCGCAAGCTCAACCTCTGAAAACAAATACAAGTTTGCTGATCGAATCACTGCTGCGTTGGAGAAAGCTCAAGCAGGGCCTTCTCCAAAAACACCTGAGAGCATCTCTATTGAGAATCTGCAATCTGCTCAGCTTCCTGAAGGTGATCACAAGGGCATCGACTACAATCGTGTCCTAAAAGAACTACCTGAAGATGCACAAAAACTGCTCGCAAATATGCGCGCTTCTTTCACCAAGAAGACACAAGAGATAGCAGAGGAGAGAAAACAGCTTCACGCTCAGATGGAAGCTCTCACAAAAAGCGGTTTCTCTGAGAAACTTAGAGAGACGGCAGAGCGCCAGACAGAACTTGATCCCTATGACCCAAAATCTTTTGAGATGAAAATCCAGGAAGAAGTTGCTCGTCGTATGCGGGAGATGGTTCAGCCCTTGGAAGAACAATACAAATTGGATCAGATCAAACTTAGGTATGAACAGTTTAAATCTCAGAATCCTGACCTGCTTCAGCCTGAGATTAAGCTTGGTGTTAAGAAGTTATTGGATGAAAATCCTGCTCTTGACCTGCCCACTGCATACAAGTTAGTGAAAGCAGATCGTGTCCTGAAAGAGCGCGAAGCTGAGGCATCTGAGCTCGCAACACTTCGGGATGCTGCCCGTCAGTTTGGCCTTAAGACATCTAATGGTAGAAATACACAGAGCTTGAAGCCACCTCCTGGATTGAAGGCACATGAAATCTACAACTGGTATTCTCGACAGAAGCAAGCTAAATGATTTCGTGTCTTCAGCTCAAATCTATGTTCATAGATACATTTAACGGCCCGCTCAGGATAACCGTTGAAACCTCGGCCCCCGGTTGTTCGGGACACGCCAAAAAACCTGTTAGAATTAGAAAATAAAATAACGAGCACTTTTGCTCAAAGGAATCTAAAATGGCAATATCCAACGATATCCTGAGCTCAACCCTCCGGATCCTCCTCGATCAAGAAACGGATAACCTTTTCAAAGCCGTTCCACTTCTCGACCAGATGAAGAAAAAGGGCGGCGTTGATTACTTCGACGGCGGTCAGCGCGTCGATGTCCCCCTAATCCTCGCTGAGCACAGCACCATCACCCAGCTCTCGACTGGTTATGAGCCTGTCAATCTCGCAGTGCAGGACGCTCTCCGCAATGCTTCTTACAACTGGTGTGACTTCGTCGCTCCAATCGTAATCAACAAGAAAGAAGAGCTCTCAAACCGCGGTGACCGTGCAATCGTCTCGATTGCCGAAGCTCGTATGAAGTCAGTTATGGGCCTTCTCAAGAGAGAATTTGAGAAGCAGGTTGTTGCTGGAACTTCAGCAATTCTATCTGACCTGAACAGCTTGAACGGCGCAATCGCAAGCGGCTTCCTCGAGGACGCAACTTTCGGCACCCAGACAAACACTGTCGGTGGTATCTCCAAGGCAGCATTCCCCGCTGACTACCAGAACCAGTTCCAGGATTCAAACAGCACCTTCTCAACCGGTGCTACCCCCACTGGTATCCAGGATCTAACCGAGCTCTACATCGACGCTCAGATTCGCACACCCGATGGTGGCGCTCCTGACCTCATGCTCGTCTCGCCAAACCTCTACAAGGGCT